TCTGTTACGTCTGCTAAAGCTTCAATATCATCTAGCTTATTACCGTCTGTAGTCAAGTCTCTGCCATCCACAGTACCTGATACAACAATATTACCAGTTACATTAACAGAGTTACTAAAGTCAAATGTATCTGTTGCCCCATTCCAAAGTATGGACGCATCAGTAGTACTATTTACTGCGTCTTGTATCGTAATTCCTGCCCCATTAGCAGTAGAAGAAGTATCTCCTGAACCGTAGTTTAGAGTAATATTTTTATCTTCTACATCTAATGTAGCTGTATTTAGGGTAGTAGTGGTGCCATTTACAGTAAAGTTCCCATTAACAATAAGATCTCCTGAGATAGCTCCCGCATCTGCAGTAATAGTTAAATCTGTTCCGTCCCAAGTTAGATTATCCCCGCTTGGGTCGCCAATGCTAACCTTATATTGTGCGCCTGTGTACCCTAAGAAGAACCCATTACCGGTATTAAATGCAGTCTGGCCCCCTTTAATTACTCCACCAGAGCTTAAAGTAATACCTGTATCTGCAGTGTTTAAAGTTACGCCTGTATTAATCCCGGTTTCGGCCTGGCCCTGGGGTGCTAAGTTTTCCACCTGCCCTATTGTAAGGTCCAACGTAATAAAAGATCTTTGAGTTGCCATTAGGTTATCCTTCTAGTATTGCTACTACTGAGTCTTTTTGCAGGTCTGGTCTATATATTGGTACCCATGCCTTTGTGAAACGTGACTGGTCTAGGTTTCTATCTAAAAATACATTGTTTTGAGTAGTGACAGTAAATTTGGTCACTACTGCGACCTTGTCTGCTGGAGAAGAGGTAGAGGGAACAGTATCTTTAAATGCTATAATATCATCAATTTGTGCAGTTGTTAAATTTGTTAAATTAATAGCGACAGTATTTTGAGCAAAAATATTAGAGTCTGTATAATTTCCTGAAACAAACGTAAACTCTGTTTGACCCCCTGAGCCGTTGCCAATAGGCCTCCAAAATCCAGTACCTGAAAGTGTCGTAGTGTCCCACGCATATAACCCTATAGATGCTGAGCTGTGGTCAAAAATAACATAACCCTTCTGTCCAGAAGCAAGCCCAGAAACATCAATTGTTTGAGTTGTAATTGTTACAGAAGCGTCGGGGCTTCCGTTACTAGCAACAACTGCGTTTGCGTTTTCGAAACCAAAAGTATCTCCATTGTTGGTTAGCTCCGTATTTGCACTAGAAACTATACCTCGAGGAAGTCCGTGGACTCTTTCAGATACCTCTCCTACAGCGTTGCCTGTGCCAGGATCTGCACTGGCTAAAGATATAGATGCGGACTTATAAAGAGACTTAGTACCTCTGCTTGAAACTACTCTAACTTGTATTGTGTAAGATCCACTTCCGACATTTTCAAAAGCTTCTATTGTATTTTCTGTTTCTATCGGATTATCTCGAGCGGTAGCTCCGCTCCCCTCAAGATTGTGCTTAACTTCATAGTGAGAAAGTGCGTCAAAGTCAAGGGGCGGGCTCCACTCAACAAGTAATCTATGTACTCCGTTTGCTGCAGTTTCCTTTCTTAGTACTAAGTCCTCCACCGTAGGAATTACTTCGGGTAGTTCTTCTGCAAATATACTTGCCGGAGTAACACCAACTTGAAAACGTTGCTCTATTTCTGCAAACTTTTCGTTATAATGTTCAACTGCAGAAATCGCATATACATTCTTTTGAGCCTGTTGAATTGCTAAAATTTTATAAAGTTTGTGGCTTCCTTCTTGAGCTTCCCCATCAGAGTTTAGTTCTTCAAGCGCCCAAATAGTATTACCAATAGGCGTGGTTCCAAAAGTTGCAGAAGCCGCTAAGGTTACTTGAGTTGCAGAAGTTCCTGGATTTACAATATTATTTTGTTCAACGTATGTATGGTACTTCCACTCTGTTTGTAGCTCTTCTGTGCCCAAAGAGTCTAAAAAAGCATTTGTAGCAAGTTTTTCACTAGTAAGGTTTACTAACTGATAGGAAAAAGTTGCAGGGCTAGAGCCTGCATCCTGTAGATATACATATGCTTCTGGCAATATATCCCCTGTAGTATAAGTATTTGAATTTATTGTAATTGAATGGCTTCCGGAGTAAATTGCCGTAGGCTTTGTTACTACAGTTCTTAATACGTAAGCAGACCCTGAATTAAAAGATACACTTCTGTCAAAAGTAAGCGTTGTGCTTGTAGCTGATGAAGCTCTTCCACTATAGCTAATTCCTGTCCTTTTTGTATCAGAGATACTAATTATATCTCCGGGGCGAACAAAAGCCCCCTGTAAACCTGTAGAAAAATTTACAACCTCTGTTTGATTTTGGGCAGTCCAGAGCTTCCACTTGCCCAGCCTAATTGCTTGACCTTCAGAAGTGCAACCAAAAGCCATAGCAGATTGAGATATAATTCTTCCAGTTCTAGCAACAGATTCTCTATCCTCTACAATTACAGGAACAGGGGTATAGTTAATACTAGGGTCATTCCAGGTGACAATTACTTGATTTGTTTTTGTCCTAGTACCTGTTGTTTCGTAGTTAAAACTACCACTTATAACATTTGCCTGTGTAAAGGAGTAGACTGGATCTTGAGGCACATCTTGTACTACAGTAATTTTGCCGTCTAAGTAGTATAGAATTCCTGCAAAGAGAGTTGCCATGTCTTTTATAACTTTGTATACATCAGTAGCTCTAGTTAAAAATATATTTGCCCTATATCTAGGCTCTACACCAAAAACTTGACCTGTTGCAGCGGCCCCAGGAGTGCCATCGGTAGCTCTAAAGATATCTCCTACAGAATACCCGTTTGTTGCACCTACACTGACAAAGTTAGTGTCTGCAGGAGCTGATTTAATTTTATAATAAGTACCGGGAACTAAGTCTGTGGCATTATAAATTTTTCCGTCTTCTACAAGCTCATCACAATACTTTGAAATTCTGTACAGTGCATATATGTCTATATCCGAGTTTTTTATCCACTTACCTGCTCCATACCTTGAATTAGTAAGCAAATCAAAAAAGACCCAAGCAGGGTTATCCGTATAGTAAAGAGACTTAAAAGTGCCTCCCCAGAATTCTTCATATTTTGCAAGTCCTGTATCCGATAGCTCTCGTGGAGTATAAGTAGTAGGAATTCTTACTTTCTTACCTCTAAGATGATAGCTTCTCCGAGGTGGTTGTTGAAATTGCTTACTAGAAAAAGTTATTTGAGCAGCTGCAGTTCCTGGGAACTCAAACTTATCTTTAATTACAGCCCCTAAAGTTTCAATACTAGCTTTTGCTTGCAGCTGCCATTTGTCTCGATCAGGCCTAGCTCCATTAGTTCCGTCCTCTGTTACAGACAAGCCTATATGTCTCGTAAGCCTGCTTATTCTTATACGAAAATCTTCAAAAGGCCTCCAAACGTCTAAGTTAATTCTATGCTCGTAGCTTCGAGGAGCTCGAACATTTCCCCGATGCTTTATAAAATCTGGGTCGTAGTTAGAAAAAATTGGCCTAAAGTTATTTGCCCAGGCTCCGTCTAGCTTTAAATCAAATTCCATGGCGTAAAAGGCATAGGCAGCTTCGTGGTTTCCACTTTCTCCTAAGTTTGTACTCTGAAGTGCGGGATACTTAATGGTGTAATATACTTCATCTGCTTCTCTAATTTTTGCGGACGTATCTAGACCAAAGTCTGTAGTGTTTAATATCGTAGCGTCGGAGTTTTTATCTGAAGCGCTACCTACAGGATAAGAAGTTGCACTGCCATCTATTACGGTCAAGCCGATAGCGGTTGCGGCTGTACTGTCTAACTGTTTTAATTCTGGTAAATTAATTCCTGTAGTACTGCCTACAATCGCTGAACTTCCGCCCTCTGCATCTAGTAGCGCATTAAAAGGTTTTTGATTTTGTAAGTTTCCGTGCCTGAAGTCTGTGCCAAATCCGTCGATAAATGCTGTAGAAGGGCTGTCTTCATTTGTCTCAACGATGTCTAGTCCAAGATATGCCTTATCAATAAAGAAAAAATAGTCATTAGTAGGGATTGAATTATTTGCATCTACAGTAAAAGATCTAGTTGTTCTATCAAAGGAAACTAAATCGAATGAATAGTATATTTCTATAAGATAGTATTCTCCGTTAGGGAACCCGGAAACGTTCCCACTCTCTGGACGAAAAATTAAAGTATCTGAGTCTACAAAGCTTACTTCTCCATAGCAGTCAACGGTGCCAAGTTTAAGAAATCGAGCATAGCGCGAAGAATTATCTTTAGTCTGCCAGTCTGCTAAAGTAAAAGTTGGAGTATTCGCACTCTGTGCTACCTCTAAAGTAACTTCTACTCCGTTTGTGGCTGCGTTTACTGCCGTTGTTGCATGTACCGCGGCGGATAAGCGTCTTATACTTAATTTTCTACCTGTTCCAAGCTCAAAGTTTTGAGGAATATAGAATCCTGGCTTTAAATACCCTATATTAGGGTTTGCGTTAGCTTGACTAAAATTGATTTGTCGTGCTGAAAGGTTGAGTATTCCATCAGGGTCGTCTAGAGCCTCTTGTATCTCTTCTAGAGTAGGAATCTCACGCCCATAAGCGAAAGCACCATATACAGAGGGCTCTACTGCATTATCGTTTAAATATATAGAAGATATACCTCTTACAAGACCCTCTATTGGGCCTTCACACAATACATCAGTAATTCCCATAGCTTGAGAAGAAGCGCCCGAGCCTCCCTCATTAGTGGTTAAGGCCCCAACTAGCATTTCTTGTAGGGGGGCGTAGTCAGTCATAAATCCTGTCATGGGCTATGTTCCTCCGATTTCTGGGGTAATTCCGGGCCCTGGGGCGTCTGGTGGATAATCAGGCTCTGGTTCTGGCGCGGGTTCTGGCGCGGGTTCTGGCGTTGCTGTAACTTCTGCATCATAGTTGAACGTTATAAAATTCTGACTTTCTGCGGTTCCGTCTGAAACAGCATATATGCAGCTATCGGTACCTTCAAACCCGGGAGGGTTTGGATTATACTGGTAAGCTCCATTTGAACTAAGAGTAATTGTGCCTCTCTCTGGCAGCGTTACAAGACGTGCAGTTAAATTATCCCCATCAGCATCTGTATCGTTTGCTAATACGTTACCAAACACAGCGTCCCCGTAAGTTATATTTAAATTAACATCGACGTTTGCCACAGGAGGCGTATTTGTAGGGGCAGTAGTTCCAGACCCTAAAACAGTAATCGTTACGGTTTCAGTCTTTGTTTGCCCAAGCGTATCTTGTACTGTATATTGAAAACTGTCCGTGCCCGAAAATTCATTGTTTGGAGTATAAGTAAAAAATCCGCTGGTAACTATTTCTAGAACGCCGGAAGAGGGCTCCGTATTATCAACCACAGTTATCGTAAGCCCTCCAGAGTGAGAATCGTTTTGTAACACATTACCAGAAATCTGGCTTTCAAACTCTGCTGTAAAACTGTCCGACGCAGTAGTAATACTTCCGGGAGATGCAACACTAATAACAACTCTGGCCCCATTAGTATTTCCGGCAGAGTTTTGTACTGTATATTGAAAGCTATCGTCTCCAACAAATCCATTGTTGGGGGTATAAGTAAAAGCGCCTGCAGAACTAACTGAAGCAGATAACGAACCATTACTGGGTGCTGTATTTTCTACGACTGTAAGGCCTGTGCCAATGTCATTTGTTAGTACATTTTCACTAATAGATGACTGGTATGCGCAGTTAAACGTATCTTCCACCGCATTTGGGTCTTCTGGAGAGGGATCGGGAGCTGTATTATTGCCGTCCCCTCCACAACTTTCTCCTGGATTTATCGCTCCGGTAGGGGAGGGAGTAACCGTTCTTGTGGATGATGTAGACCCCGGAGTATTATAAAAATATAGGGTTTGGTTTCTTATAAGAGCGCTAACAGGTCTTCCTGGGATTCGTAGCTCTCCGTAAAGCAAGGGTACGGGGTCTCCTTCAACTAAATTATGCGAGCTTCCTTGGAAAAGATAACTTGAATCTTGATCATTGTCTAAGGAGGGGTCGGGCATCATTATTTGTTGCACTCCAGATAAAGCAAGACCTGCTGTTGTACTAATTGCGGCAGTTCCTACCCCCGAAACAGCACCCGAACCGCTAACTGCCCAGCCTCCTTTGGCAACCGTCCCGGCTTTGGCTGCTGCTGCGTTCGCGGCAAAGCCTCCAGTATAATAAATAATAACTGCGGCCGCAATGGCTGCAAAAAGTTTACCTACTCCCGTTTTTGAGCCAGCAGGTTGAGGAGAGATTATCATGTCTCCCTTTGGAAACTTTAGAAGTATTTCTTTACCTGTATTTAAGTTTCTGCCGTCCACATGACACATGAAACCTATATCTTTTTCATGACACTCTATAAGGTACTTTCTAAAATCAGAAAAGTTTCCGTTCAAGCATTTAAAAACATCTTGCATTGTGCTTGCTTCGACTCGAAGATGCTTTCCGTAGCGCTCTCCAAGCTCTCCTTCTAAGTATACATTACGCAACATATCGATAAATTCCTACAATTTTCTTGTGCCAAAAAGGCAGCAAAAAGTCCCTACAAGAAAGGCGATTTTCTGCATGATGGTAAAACATATCGTCCCCTAAATAAACACCACAATGATCTGGCACATTATGTGCTACTTGAAATATTAACAAGTCATTTCGTTTGGGAGTTAAAACTTTCTTAAAACCCCATTGAGCTATGGTTTTTTCGTTGAAGTAGTCCAGCCCCTTTTCCCACCAGTCATCTTCAAAAGGGTCTCTCGGAGGTATGTGTATACTTTCTTGCGCTAGCCAATCTCTCATTGCTTCGAAGCAATCTTTCTCGCCAAATTTATACTCTCTGCCTATTAAAGAATTAAATCGCTTTACTGGTTCCTGAATATGCAGGTCCATCTCAGGGTAACTAAAAATATAGTATGGCAAGCCCAAAGTATTACAAGCATTTATATCATGAGTACTTGGAGTACAGCTTTCGTCTGGGTGACTATGCACTATTGCAAATATATCAGCCTGCTGTTTTACTTTAAAATAGTCTGACGAGGACATCACAAAATGCTCCCCAGAGTCTGCTAGATTTTTACAGGGAAAATACTTTTTCTTTCCTTTTACTATTCCTAGTACGCCACAGGCTTCGTTTGGATACTCCTCTCTAAAATGCTTCTGTATATCATCAATCATTTAAACTTTTTCGTTCCTGGGAACCCTCCAAAAGGTAACGATGTACTAGTATCTAAAGTATCATCTGCACTATTTCCTTGAAATCTTATTTTACAGCCTCTAACAGTTTTAGAGCAGACATCAATACGTCGCCAAAAAGAGCCGTTTACTGTTGGAGACCTGTTCGTGGGCACAGCCTTTCGGGCTTCCCATATTCTTGTCCACCCACTTTCTATAGTTTTTACTTTATTCCCTATAGAGTAAGTATTGGTTGCAGCATATGTAGCAATTGTACTAATATCTTTTGTGATAACTTCATCGTCTACATCATAATACCTACCGTTACTATTTGCAGGCCAATCGCACCCGCCCTCTATGTAAACTTTATACCCCTGGTACTTCCACGGGCAGTATTTACCTACAATTACTCTTCCTGGAACCACAACGCCTTCTATATCTAAGGGGCTTGCGAGCTCAAAAGATACTAAAAGTTCATTTTCGTCTGAAACACGATCAATTATATAAGATTGAATAGGGAACTCAATAGGAGGCTCGTCCTCTATAAATCCGGCTGATCTTTGTAGTTCTGTAAAAGTATATTTTTTAAGAGTAGTTCTAATTAAAACTCTGGAACCTAGAAGATCTCTATTTTTTTCTATACCCTCTGCGTCGAGAGTGTTTTTCAAAGTAACCTCATCTCGCAACCCGTCGTTATTTGACACTAGGGTACGTGCAAGTGCTGGTATATTTGCCATAGTTAGAGTCGGGCGGGCCATAGGCCCAGAAGCTGAAAACTCTATACCATCTATTATGATAGGAAGGGCATAATACTCGTGCGCAGTATATTTATTACTATTGTTAGTGTCAATAGTATTCTGCGGGAAAAATAAATTCTGTATTCCCTCATCCGTACCGCTAACAAGGCGCACAACTGTCAAGTTTGGAAGAGTGATTTCAAATAAATGTATTATTGAGTCATTTATTTCTTGAAGCTGTACTAAATCAATTAAATCTGTCATGGCTCATATACTCGTCTAAATGTACAATTCATACTATGGTATAAATCGTGTGAATAGTTTATATCATAGCTATCACAAACAACCTTTAAAGAAGTATCTCCTAAGTGGTCAGTAACTACAAAATTAAAGTTTTTCCCGGCTTTTACGTCAAAAAACGCGGCTATAAGATTAATCTGTTCTGCATCACGATTTTTAAACGTTAAACTAAACATATCGTCTTTTGTGTTCAAACCATCTAAGGATCTTTGCTCGTACCCATCCCCAAAAGTGGCAGTTAATACTCTATGAGAAGATTGACGAGAAAGCCCTCTATCAGCAACTACAACAGTGTTCGAAGCTGGGGACCCTGTAGAAATAGCTCCTGCGTCGATTGTAAACTGAAACTGTGCCATTATTATACTCCGTAGGGGCTAAGCATTCCGCCTGCTCTTTTTTGCTTTTGAATTTCTGCTTGAACTACCTGTGCAATTGCTTTTCCAAAGTTGCCTGCATCGCCCTCGCTTTGAGTGCTAGTCGTAGAAGACCCTTGATTGTCTACTGCAACATTTACAGTTACGTTATTTTCTTGAGCAGCTCCAGACATCTGAACAGGAATAGATCGCCCGTTCGGAAGAGGAACTACAGCTTCCGTTCCGTGAAGCATTGCAGGATAGCCTGCTTGTGAACCTCTTGCTATGCCTCCTGCTGAGTATCCGGGCATCTTTCTGCCTTGGCTAAATACGCCGCCGGTTCTACCTGAACCACTAAAAGCAGGTATATTGAAAGATGCAGGGTCGACAGCACTAGTTAAACCTCCTCCAGCATTTGTAACATTTGTAGGAATTCCGCCCGAAGGCGACCCAAACAAACCACTTATCGCACGAAAGATTAACATTTTTATTGTCATTTCTATAATATACTTTAAGATTGATTTAGCCATATCAGCAAACGCTGCCTTAGCGCTTTTTGTACCATCAACTATAGAGACAAATGCATCTGCTAAACCTGTTTCCAGTCTATCTTGTACCCCGTCGACTAAAAAACTAACATCTGATAGGTCACTTTTACTTGAGTTTAGTTCTGAAATAACTGCTGAAATTCCAGCAATTTTAGCTTCTGTAGCTAGTCCAACATTAGCAACTGCTGTAGTTTCTGCCGCTAGAAGTGTGGGCAGTAGCGTTTCTAATTTCTTTGCTTCTTCTAAGAGGGTGGCTCCCGCAAGTTTCTGCGGCTCAGTAGCGTTTTCGTCTGCGGCTATGGTGGTGGCTTTTGTCCTGCTAATACTTATTTGATTTTGAAGCTGGGCTCTTAATAAAGCATACTCTGCTTTAATCATAGCTTTTTTCTGGCTATTAATATCTATTTGATTCTGCGACGTTAAATCTGCAAGCTTTCTTTCTTCGTCGCGAATTTTTTGACCCATTTCAAACCTTCCACGATCTAAAAACTCAAACCCTTGGTCAGACCCATAACTCTCACGCTCTACTCTTAGCTCTCGCACATTTCCGCTTTCTACTATCTGTCTTTGTAAATCTTGTTGTTTTTGAATCGCAGAGGTTAAACGATTTTGAATATCTAGTTCTTGTTTTTTTACAGCCAACAGTGTTGTGGCTTTTTGAATCACAGTATCTTTAATATTAAGTTCTTCAGCTTCTAGAACGTTTATTTCGTTGGCAAGACTTTTACGCTTATCTATTACTTCTTCTAGCTTACTGTTTTCATCTAATGCATCGCGCTGTGCTTCTAAACTTAGCCGCTGCACTTTGTTAATATCTAACCTTTTTTCCAATTCTAAGTCTAAAAATCCTACGCTGGTTTTAGAGGCAGCAGATAGAGGTTTAAGTTCCTCTTTTAATTTAGCTACCTCAATTTTAGTATTTCTAGCAGCTTTATCGGCTGCATCAAATTCGGCCGCAAGTTTCTGCACTTTACCAGTTACTAGAGCTTTAATAGCCTCATTAATCTCTTCTATGCCTGAACCCGGCTTCATGCTCATAGTTATGTTTACTAGGTCTTCATTTGAAATAAGAGATTTTGCCAACGGACCTGCTTGATTTTGTATTGCGTCCATTAATTTCATACCGCCTTCCCCGGCCCTCTTCATATTGGCATCACTAAAAATATTATCTAGTTCATTGGTTGCAGTTTTTAGTGATGCAATTATAGGCGTATATACTGTTTGAGTCTTTCTAACCAACCCTCCCATGGCTTTCTCTACCTCTGCGAAGGCTCCTGGAAGAGACTCAATAGAGGCTTGAAAAGCTAGTTCTCCTTTAGTAACTTCGTCAATTTGTTTTTTGAAGCCTGCAAGCTCCTGAACTGTTATAATTTTCTTTCTTCCTATGCTCTCTATAATTTTGTCTAACTCTTTCATTCCAGCGGACTGCTTATTGATTCCTGCCGCTATAAGCTCAAACTGAGCTCCTTTGGCAACGTCCATTGCGAACGCACTCTCGATCGATGCAGGAGTTTCTATTGCATCTGCTATTTCATTTACTTTAGCTTGAAGCTCCTTTTTTATTGCGTTCGGGCTCTGGCCAATAGCAAAATATTCGAACAAAAAATTAGCTAGCTTACCTTGACCTTCTCGTACTTCTTGTCGCAACTTTTTGGCCTCCTCTCGCAGCTCTGCTATCTTATCTGCTTTAATACTACTCATTTTTCTTGCAAGATCAGAGAAGGCTTGGCCCGCAGAAACGACAAGACCTGTTGTTCCTTTCATAATAATAAACTGCTTTTCAAAGGCATCACTTGTGTCAAGCACAGCCATCTGCAATTCAAAAGCTGCATCAGATATATTACTTAAGTTGTCCTGTACCTCTTCGGCAGCTTTTTCAACCTCACTCTTACCTTTAAAAAAGTCTGGAAATATTTTTTTAAGAGCCGCACCCGCAAGTTCTGCTGCGAGCATAATCAACCCTAAATACGGGACCATTCTTAAAAGGTTTGTACCTAACAGTTTAGCAGCAGTGCCCGCGGCTCGGCCTTTACCCTTAAACTTTTCTAGTGAGTCTCCGGCCTCGTCGGCTGCCTTGCTCATATCTTTAAAGGTGTCTTTTGCAAGACCAAAACCTCCTAAAATACCTACAGTGCCTAAAGTACTAAAAGCATTTGATGCAATTCCTGCTTGCTTACTTCGAGCGCCTGCATTCTTTGCTGCAGTTGCAGAGCCTCCTATAGTGCTTTTTCCAGTTCCTGTTTCTTCTATAGCTTTTAGTCTCAGTAGGGCTTGTTGTTGGCTTTCTATAAGAGCAAGTTCATTGCGCTTTTCTTGAAGAAGAAGCTCGTGTGCTGCTTTTTGAGAGCCTCTGAGCCCTTTACCCGCCTCCTCTAGCTTAGTTATGCCTGCAATTCTACCGCGCTGTGAAGCATTTAAACTTCTTTCTGCTTTTTCAAAATCTTTTAAACCTGCAGTACCTGCTTTAATTGAAGGTAAAAGCTCTTTAAAGCCCTTTGGTGCTATATCAATATCTTTTAGTTTTTTAGCGGCTTTACCATATTGTGTTTGAACTTTTTTAGCTGCATCACTGGCTTCCTTACTTAACACACTAAAGGAGGCAGCAGAAGCTGCTGCCATATCACTTAAAGCCGGAGTAAGTTGATTAACAATTGTAGCCCCAAGTAAGGAAACTATTCCTACAAGAGCTGTAGGGCTTTCGGATAAAAAACCTATAAAAGGTCCAAGTACTGCATTTAGCCCGTCAAAAACGTCCTTCTTTAAGTCCATAAAAGTTGCCGCAAGTTTATCGTACGGGTTCGCTTTAGCAATTTTTGCAATATCACCAAACTTTTTCAGGCCTTGAGTTGTTACAGCATTAGCAAAAGCTTGCTGCCTTTCAAACTGAGTTAAGGAGTCGGCAGTCTTGTTTAAACTTATTGCATAATCTTCAGTAGCTTGATCTAGTCTTACAATAATACCTAGTTCGTCAAGAATTTCTGGCTCAAGCTTTGCGGTACCACGAATTAATCTATCAAGAGCGTCCCCTAACTCTCTACCAAGTGCGATAGATGCTCCTTTGGCAACTGTTGTAAGATCTTGTAGTTGAGAAGTGCTAAATCCTTGTGCCGCACCTTGAGCAGTTGCTCGTAGGGCTTCGTCAGTAGAAATTGCTGAATTTGTAATATCTCTTAAACTATCAGCTACAGCAAGAAGGTTTTGACCTCCTACAGCTCCTACTCTGACTAGGCTTGACTCTAGTTGCTCTAATTGAGCAGCGTTACGAAAAGCAGAAAACGCAGCAGTTACAGCAAAAACATTAGCAGCAAGAGCAGCATAAGCAGGTACTACCACTCCTCCGATACCTTGTGACATTTTGGAGAAGTTTTTCGTACTATTTGCAGAAGTTTGAGCAACTCCCTTTATATTTCTATCAGCAGTACGCGCAGATTTGCCAACCTTTTCTTGAGCGGCATCTACGCCATCGAGCGCAGCCTTCAGCTTTTTAGTGCTGACAGTGGCTTTTTGCATCTTGCCATTGACTTCAATATCAATTTTAATTTTCTTTGCCATTAGCCTTTAACATTATGGGTGTACTGTTTTCCACCGCTGGACGCTGATTTGCGCTCTTGCTGCTTACGCTTTCTCTCTGCTTTGTCTGCCCTAAACTCTACAAGGTTTCGTTCATACATCTTCATAATATAGAGTGTTATTCTTGGATGCTCTACATCGTATAATTTAAAAAAGTAGTCTATACCGTCCCAATACTTTCCCATGTATGTTCCACTCATTCCTTCCCAGTGATCCGGTAAAAGGCTGAACATAAAAAATGCCACTTGAACTTCTTCGGGAAACTCCGAAAGCTCGAGCGGCATTTTGGTAGGGTCGGGTTCTTGTCCTAACTGCTCACAAATAAGCAAATACTTATCTACGTCTACTGGAGAGTCAGACTCGTTTATATAACGAGTTAATAGAGATTCAATTCTCTCTATTTGTTCCCAGTAAAATTTTCAAGATCACCTACTGTCTCTGTAACCCATGTATCAAATACATTTGAGTTCTTCATCAGAGTTTCAGCATTGTCTTGAGTAAATGCTAGTTCATCGTCGGAGTCAAGATGTGAGATATCTACCAAAAGAAGCTCTTCTAGGTACGAATACTTTAATCCTGTCCATCCTTTAATTACTGCACGACAATATTCTACAAGAAACTTTTCTTCGTCAAGAATTTCTTCAGGTTGACGAGTCTTTTTATCAAACTTAGTGGTTACACACTTTTTGCGTAATTTTAACAGCTCTTCTCTTGCTAAGTAGCAAAGAGATACTTCCATGTCCGAGTAGCCCGGAAATTCAATAGAAACTGTTTTACTTGGAGTCATAAGACTCGAAAGAGATACGGGTGAATCGCTCATTATTTGTCCTTTTAAAATCTGAGAAGTAAATTTATATTCTGTAATTATAGTTGAGAGGAACTAAAAAGTCAAGAACTTTTTTTCGCACCATAAAAGAAAACCCGCCGGAGCGGGTTTTTAGTGTTAAAATTATTGTTATTAGATTACGCCTACATAAGTTAGGGTAGCATCGTCATGCCCTGTCATAGTAGAAGGTAGAGCGTGGAACGTCGTCTCTAAAGAAATAATATCTTCTATTTGGTGGACGGGGGTCTCAATGTGACATACTGGCATGTCGATAGTAATTGAACCACTTGTGCCTCCTCCAATAGTAAATACGAGCTCAAAGCCGTTTTGAGAAAGATTGGTAGCGCTTGCTAAATCGTTAAATAATTTCGCACTTTTATCTCCGTCGTCATTTAGGTAGCACGTAAAGTTACCTCCAATTGAACGATTACCAGTTACGTGGCCTATTGGAGCGTTAACTTTACACAGCTCGTCAGGAGTAAGGAAAGTAATGTTATTTTCAAAATTAATAGTACCTCCTGTAAGAGTAACACTATAAGCAGCAGCAAAGTCATCGGCAGCATCTTGGTCTTGATCTAGGTCATCTGAGGCTCCAGCGGTGGTTATAGAGGCTCCTGCAAATCTATCATTCGGTTTTACAGAAAGAGAAGTTACACGGTTGCGTAAATAGTTACTAGTAGAAGCTAGTCCTGTGCTAATAGCGGTAGAAACGTTGTCCATAGAAGTTTCTTGACTAAGTACAGCTCCAAAGCCGGACCAATTAATTGTTGTGATTCCGTCAATATCAAAGTCGATTGAGGCGGTGTTCACAACACATTTAGTCATTTTATAAATAGTTTGACCATTTGCTTGAGAATAGGTAGCTGCGTCTGCACCGGAGGTGCAACCTCCAAATACAAAGAACAATTCAAATTCCCCTAAAGTGGCTACATTTGAATTTGCTGATGTAACTGTCATATTGGTGGAGGGGGTTCTACTGACCGCAACAGGGCTGGAGGTTACGGGCAGTGCTGCACGAGACCAAGCTCCTGCACTATATGTATCGGCCCCAAAAAACATAGCCCAAAGAGCTTCTTCTACAGCACTGTGAGTGGTGGAAAGAAGAGTAGGTCTTGCATACATAGAAAAAGACCACTCTGCAGGCTCTAATGCATTTGTGAACATGGTACGTCCTCGATTTGAGCTACCACTTGTATCAGACATCTCATTTAATGCTAGGTCTTGTGTTGCTGTTGCTTGTGAAAAAGAAAACCCATCTAATACAGGTAGTTTCCAGTAATTATTAGTTCCTACTTTCATAAATACATGGGTATTGCGTGCTAGCTGAAGTGTTGCTGCCATTGTAATTCTCCTAAAAATTGAAAGGACAAGGGCGTGAACGTTTGTTCGTGCCTGTCGTTTCTAGTAATGAACCTGAACGAGTATTTCTCCTACTCCAAAAGGCTCAAGAACTCCTTCATCAGTATCAATACTGATAATTAAAATATCGTGTGTAGTTTGTGTGTTTCCTTGCTTATCTGTGTACTGAAGATTACCATGAATTTCTAACAAGGTTTCTACGTCTTCTATAAGTCCATCAAGCGCTACAGTAGCGTCCTCTTCTTTGACGTAACAACGTATTGTTACATTAAGGTAGCGGTCTTTATATCCACCACTTTGGTACACTCTTGTTTCGCTCCCTGCATTTAAATGAACTGCGGGGAAGGTTTCTACCTCATCCCAGAATTTGAGTCGAGGGTGTACTTCATCATACAAATCGGTAATAAATGCACCATTACCGTTAATTAATTTTAGCTTTGTTACAAGAGCATCAATTATTGCAGATCTACGAGTAGTATGTAGTCTAGGATTTGTGCTCATTATACTCTCCTTGTGTAGAATCTTCCAATAGTAAGCTGTGCTGCAATTTCTCGCATAGACTTATCAATAAGCTTTCTCGGGTCTCTTTCAGGGTCTGTTTCAAATTTGTCATAAGGACCCCTTTGATACGTGTATCCAATGCTTGGAAAGCCTTGTGGCGTTGCTGCTATATCAGTAACTCTAACAGACCCTGCAAATCTACCTGTGCGATTTACTAGAGCAGGTGCTCCCATATTCTTAGCAACTATGTCTGGAAGTCTTTCATTTAATATAGGTAGTAATCTTGTGATACCTACATTTGATTTGTTTGTGTTACTTTTGCTTATATTTGGAACAGGATATGTTGCTTTTCTTCTTTTCTTTTGCTTCTTAGCCCTTGGTTGATAGGCTGCCTTACTTGCAGTTTTCTTAGGCTTTTTAGCTTTAAAGTTTTTCTTTCCTGCTACATTGTCGTAAAAGT